TGGATATTGACGGCATCAAGCAGTCCGCTGCCGACTGGCAGAAGAAGTACGAGGCCGCACAGAATCAGATGCAGCAGATGGAGTACAGCGCCAAGCTGGACAAGTTTGTGGCGCAGCAGGGCTGCCGGAATCCGATCTATGCGGACTATCTGAAACGCCAGATCGAAAGCAAGCAGCTGAAATTTGACGGCGACACACTGCTCGGCGGCGAAGATGTGGTAAAGGCGCTGAAAGAAAGCTGCCCGGACGCATTTTCTACAGAAGACGAGAAATCGCCGGTGTTTGTGGATGCCACACCCGGCAGCACAAACAAGGACGTAACGGACGAAATGGTCCGTCGTGTCATGGGCTTGAAGTGAGAAAGGAGTAAGATATGGCAAACAATCTCACACTGATCAAAAAGTATATCGCACTGCTGGACGAAGTGTACAAGAGTGCGACACTGACCGCTGATCTGGAATCGGATTCCAGCACTGTGCGCCAGGGCAGCAATGCACGGACGATTCTGATCCCGAAGATGAGCATGGACGGTCTGGGCGACTACAGCCGCAAGGACGGCTATGTTTCCGGCGATGTAGACCTGGAGTGGGTCGAGAAGACATTTAACTACGACCGTGGCAGACGGTTCAGCGTGGATGCGATGGACAACGAGGAAACTGCGGCGCTGTCCTTCGGCAAACTTGCATCGGAATTTATCCGAACCAAGGTCGTACCGGAAATGGACGCCTGGCGTTTTGCATCCTACGCCAAGGCAGCGGGTACCAACAAGAGCGAGGACCTTGCAGACGGCGCAGGCGTGTGTGCTGCAATTACCGCTGCGAATATCGCTATGGATGAGGCAGAGGTGCCGCAGGAGAGCAGAATCCTGTACATCACACCCACCATGTACGAAGCAATTCAGGCGCTGGACACCTACAAGTCCAAGGCAATGCTGGCGGGCTTTGCGAAGACCATTCGTGTGCCGCAGACCCGTTTCTACAGCGCAATTGACCTGCTCTCCGGCGTGGACAAGACCAGCTCTTCCGGAGCAGACGAGAGTGCCGGCGGCTATAAGGCAGCATCTGCCGGCAAGAAACTGAACTTCCTGATCGTGCAGAAGAACTCGCCGATCCAGTTCACCAAGCACACCGTAAACAAGGTCATCACACCGGAGCAGAACCAGCACTCTGATGCGTGGATGTACTTCTACCGTGCATACGGCATCACTGAAGTGTACGACAACAAGAAGGCTGGCATCTACGCATCGGTATCCAAGACCTGATCGGAGGTGAGCCGTATGCGTACCGTAGGCCTGGTGTTTCCGGAAACTCCGGAGAAACCGAAAAAGGGTGCAAAGAAACCTGCATCGGAACAGGAAAAGGAAACAGCGAACGAAAAGGAGAAGTGAATATGCCTTATGCAGACTACACGTACTATACGCAGTCCTACCATGGGCGGCGTATCCAGGAGGAAGAAACATTTCTGACGTATGCAGAGCGTGCGTCAGAGTACATGGACATGGTGACATTTGACCGCCTTGCCGGCGGCGTGCCGGAGGAGACTGCGGAAAAAGTGCAGAAATGCTGCTGTGCTGTTGCGGATGCGTTGGCAGACTATGCCAACTGCGGCAGCAGCACGCCGGGCGGCTCCGGCAAAACTGCGGAAACGATCGGCAAGTACAGCGTTAGCTACACCACAGCTGCACAAACCATTTCCGGCTTGTTGTACGGAGCATCTGCCGGCTTGCAGGATTATCTCCGGAGCATCTGCATCCGTTATCTGGGCGGCACAGGATTGATGTACAGGGGGTGTGACGATGTTTGCGAATAAAATCGGCTGTACCGTCTACGAAAAGACGGTCAAAAACCACATGGAATCGTATGTACCGCATTTTCTCCCGACTGTGTACTGGGAGGATACTGTGGCACAGGTGCAGACCGGGACGTCCATGAAACAGCAGGATCAGATCTGGTGCTGCATTCCGGCGGCGTCGCTGTCTGATTATCTGCCTGGAAAAGATGACATCATCGTGTGCGGCAGGTGCGAATCTGACACGCCGCCGAACAACGGCAGAACGATCACGGCGGTGGAAGATTACCGGTACGGCTCTGCGGACGTGCAGCACATCGAGGTGACAGCGGTATGACAATACACGGAGAACTGGTGATACACACCGAAAAGTGCAGCGAAAAGGCATTGGAAAAAGCACAAAAGTATCTGGATCAAGAAGTGATACGGACTTGTGCGCCGTATGTCCCGCTGGACACCGGCACACTGGAAGGCAGCGGAAAGCTGTCCAGTGACATCGGCAGCGGCACTGTGACATGGAACACGCCCTACGCACAGAAACAGTACTATGAGGGCAAGTCCAAGGGACTGCGTGGCGCAAGATGGTTCGATCGTGCCAAGGCTGACCACGCAGACGACTGGCAGGACGGTGTGGCAAAGATACTGGGAGGCGAACATGGCAGCGATCATTGAAACGGTACGAGACTGGATCGCCGGCTGTCCGCTGGTAGAGGAAAACGCCATTCTGGGTGTTGACCGCCTGGGCGCAGACCCGATCGGTTATACTGTGGACACTGTGCCATGTGATCCGGTTGCATCACAGTATGTGGACGGCTCTCAGCGGCGGCAGTTCCTGTTTGTCTTTGCAAGCCGGAATCTGTATTCCGATACCGCACAAAATCTGACGAACAGTGCGTTCTATGACGACTTCTCCGACTGGATCGCACGGCGGAACAAGCTGCGGCAGCTGCCGGAACTGGGAGAATACCGCACAGCACAGCGTGTGGAAATTATCACAAGCGGATACGTATATGATGCCGGCGACAGTACAGCACGGTATCAGATCCAACTGAAATTGACCTATTATCAGGACAGGAGGTACAACAATGGGTAAAACCTTACAAAACGGCGACCTGGTCATGCGTGACGAAAAGGTTGCATTCTATGAAATTCCGGGGCAGTACGCATTTATCCGTATGGAAGGCTTCACGAGCATGAGTACGTCCAAATCGGCGACCGAGCATAGCCGGAAATATGTGGACGAGCGCAGCACCCGGTCTGACGTGGTGGGCTACGAGGAGAGCATTTCCTATAGCTTTGACCGCTACGACGGGAATGCTGTGCAGGATGATATTGTCACGATTACGGACGAGGAAAAGGTGGGCAAGCAGGCGACACGCCGTATCATCCAGGTCGACATGAAAACGCTGTCAGAGGACGGCACTACCGCCTCTGGCAGAATGCGCAGCTACAGCGTAGTACCGGACAGCAACGGCGATGACGCAAACGTGCTGACCTATTCCGGCAATCTCAAAAATAACGGCGAGTGGGAAAACGTCACAGTTACCAGCAGCGATGATTGGCAGACGGTCAAGTTGTCCTCGTCTAACATCAAACCGAAACTGAAAAGCCTGGTTGTGGAAAGCGGCGGCAAGGCTGTCACTCTGACGCCGACATTCAGCGCTGGCGTAACATCCTACACAATTCCGACGGGAACGACAACAGCGATCGTAGAGGCAATTGCGGAAAATACATCTCTGACCGTTGTAGTATCCTGCAATGGTGAGTCGTATGTTGTGAACGCCGCAACAAACAACCGCACCAATCAGTTTAGCAATCTGAAATCCGGTGATTACATCACGGTCACAGTCACCAATGGTGCAAGCTCAGGCATGACAAACACATACAAAATCAAGGTATCATAAGCCATGGAGGTGCAGAAATGAACGAAATCGACTGGAGATCTTACGGCGTAGATGCAGACTCCGCAGCGTTCTGGGATAAGTACAACGCTGCTGTGAAAAATGCAGCAGAGCGGGAAAAGGAGGCAGCCCCCAAGCTGGAATCAGACAGGATCCGGAAGTACTGCAATGACTTCCGGAATTTTTACGTCGACCTGATCGGCGAGGAAAATGCGAAAGCTGTATTGGCTGACTTACCGGACAACAAGCGCTGCTTTGACGAGGTCTATGCTTCCCTGCTCAAGTGTATCCACGACCAAAAAGCAGAGTCGACCCGCAGAATCGCTGGCATCCTGTTGAAATACGCCCCGAAGATCAGAGGAAACGAAAATGCTGCACCCACTGTATGATAGCTTACCAGATACCGTCAGCGTACAAGGAAAGCCATATCCGGTAGTGACTGACTATCGGGAATGGCTTTCTTTTTTGGAGATGCTGGCAGATGAAACGTACACAGCAGAGGAACGTGTGCTGTGTGCTATGGCGTGGTATCGGGCACGCCCTCCGTGCAACATCGCGGAGGCGTATCAAGCCCTGCTCAGGTATGCATCATGTGCAGATATGCCACACACGGGACGTGAAACAGGGAAATCCGCAAACACACAGCTGCTGTCCTATACGTATGACGGTGCGTACATCATCAGCGATTTTTTGCGTTTTTATCAGATCGACTTGACAAAAGATGCACTGCACTGGTACAAGTTTCGGCTGCTTCTGGAAGCACTGCCGGACGAATCAGCTGTGAAGCAGCGTGTGGCGTATCGCAGCATCAATCTGGCGGAGATCAAGGACAAAAACCAGCGTAAGCGGATACGGAAAATCAAGGACAGCTTGTGGATACCGACAAACAAAAAACTGGACGCAGGACAAGTGGGTGCGGTCTTTGGATAGAGAGGTGATAGACAGTGGCAAACAGCAAAGCGGACGGCAGCGTTAACTTTGACACCAAAATTGACACATCAGGCTTTGAAAAAGGTTTGAAACAAATCGACAAATCCAGCGAAAAAGCAGCAAAAAACGTGGAAAAGGACACGGAAAAGTCCTCGAAAAACGCGGAGAAAAAAGCTGGGAATGCTGCTGACGGCATATCGAAAAGCTTTGCGAAATCGTCTGGAAAAATGCAGTCCAGCATGCAGGAAGCTGGCGATAAGTCGGAAAAAATTTTTAAAGACACTGAAACGGCTGCAAAATCTGCGATGGACGGCATCGACGGGAAAACTTCTGGCTTGGCAGATAGCATCAAAAGCGGCATGTCACATGTAGGCGAAAGTGTATCAGACACGATCTCCGGCATGGGCGATTTCAACGACAAGTTTGACGATGCTATGAGTGACAGCGTCAAGTCTGTCGGTGGTCTGGTCGCTGCGATCGGCGGAATCGGTGCGGCTGTGATCGCTTCTGGTACGCAGGCAGAACAGGCAGCAAACCAAGTGGCAGCTGCGACAGGTCTGACGGGAGATGCTCTGAAAGAAGTGCAGGACATCTCTCAAAACGTGTACAAAGACAACTTCGGCGACAGCATGGAAGATGCTGCCGATGCGGTAGCGGTCACATATCAGCAAACAAAGCTTGTAGGCGATGAGTTGCAGACGGCGACAGAAAATGCGATGCTGCTGGACGACACTTTCGGATACGATGTGAACGAATCTATCCGTACCGCAAAAGCGTTGGCAGATAATTTTGGTATATCTATCGAAGAAGCTTATAACCTCATGGCACAAGGTGCACAGAAGGGGCTTGATAAAAACGGCGATATGCTGGACACTCTCAACGAGTACTCTGTCCACTATAGCCAGCTTGGATACACTGTAGAGGATTTCTTCGGCTCTCTGGAAAACGGTGCCGCTTCTGGTGCTTTTAGTATCGACAAAATCGGCGACACCATGAAGGAGTTTGGCATCCGTGTTAAGGATACCTCAACAAGCACCCAGGAGGCATTCCAGCTGCTGGGATATACCGCAGAGGCTGACGCACAAAAGATGGAGGAACGCAATGACGCCATTGCGGAAACTACCGACAAAATCGCCGACCTGGAACAAAAGCTGAAATATGCGACCATAGAACAGCAAAATTTCACGGATTCCACATCTGACCTTACAAAGATGAAGAACGCCGACACCATCGCTGCATATAACAAGCAGATGGAAGAGGCGCAGGCAACGCTGGAAGAACTGCAAAAGCCGATTGACACAACCGGAAAGTCTATGTCGGATATGCAGGCGAAATTTGCCGCCGGCGGAGAGTCTGCAAGAGAGGCTACCAGCGAACTGCTGGAACAGCTGAAGAATGTAGAAGACGATGTCACACGGAATCAGATCGGCGTTGATCTGTTCGGGACCATGTGGGAGGACTTGGGAAAAGAGGCTGTATACAGCCTGCTGAACACCCAGACGGAGATCAGCAACACAAAAGATGCAGTCGAACAACTGAATGACGTGAAGTACGACGATGTCATGTCTCAGCTGACCGCCCTGAAACGCCAGGCGGAAACCGAAGTGCTGCAGCCGTTTGCGCAAAAGCTGATGCCGAAAGTAAAAGACGGCATCCAGTGGGTTTCCGAAAACATGGACGAGTTGGTGGACGATATCATCCCGATCGGGAAAGCAATTGCCACAGCGTTTGCGGTCAAAAAGGTGACAGACTTCGGGGCAACGGCAATCAAAACGATCAAGGGCGTCAGCAGCGTTGTGAAAGCGATTCCGAGTCTGGTCAATCCTGTGGGGCTGGCGGTCACCGGTGTGACAGCTGCGGTTGCCGGCATTGCTTATGCCACCTATCGGGATATCAAGTATGCGAATGATTATGCGGTAGATCTGGACAGCTATACACAGCATCTGATCGACAAACAAGACAAGCTTAATCAAAAGACAGAGGAACAAAACCGGATCAGGGAAGAATGGGAGGACAAGCGCAAAAGTGCGACAGACTCTGTAGACAGAGAGTACACCTACTATCAGAACTTGTCAGATGCTCTGGAAAACATCGTTGACGAGAACGGGAAAATCAAAGAGGGATACGAAAACCGTGCGCAGGTTATCACCGGCGAACTGTCCGACGCTCTGGGCATTGAGATCAGCATTGTAGATGGGCAGATCCAGAAATACGATGAACTCAAAACCAAAATTGAGGACGTCATGGCGACAAAAAAAGCGAATGCGCTATTGTCAGCCAATGAAGAAAACTACATTGATGCGCAGCAGCAGCTTTCCGCTGCAGGGTCTGAATACGCTGATAATCTGGACAATCAAAAGAGCCTAGAGCGGCGGCTTACAAAAATGCAGGCTGCACAGAGTGCGTTCCAGAAACTGAGCAGCTACGGCGGCGGTACGGATGCCTATTATGCGGCAGTAGACCGTTTTGTGTCCTCGTATGGGGATATGTTAGGCGTGACGCAGTCGGATATTGCGAACAACAGCACGAAAGTGTTCCAGCAAATCTCAAAGTCAATTGATGAAACCGCAAAGAGTCTTGACGATGCAAAAAAGAACGTCAAGGACAACCTGGACAGCGTTATTGCATATCAGTCTCAAATCAAGAACTATGAGGATATGCAGGAGGCGCTTGCATCCGGCGACACGGACGCAATTGCAGAATGCAATACCAGATTGCTGAACAATCTGCAGACGGCGGAAACCGGAACACGGGAAACGCTGCAAAAGCAGATGGACGATGCCCATCAATACTGGAAGGATTTGCAAGACAAATACGATGATGGCGTTGCAGGAATCAGCAAGTCTATGGTCGACGCAGCCTATCAGACTTACGTTGTCACAAACCAAGAATTCAACGATTTCAAAGCAAACGCCACAAGTGCCGGATATGACGGTGCTGCAAATTATGCGAGTTCTTTTTCCACAGGCATGACGGATAACTCGTACCAGATCACAGATGCTCTCGGAAACGTCTCCAAGATGCTGTCGGCACAGGCGGCAGAGCTGTATCAATGGGGCGTGGACAACGGGTACAATTACGCTGCCGGGCTTGCTGCTGGTATCAACGACCCAGGAAATACACTGGCGGCAGAAGAAGCGGCAAAAGGATTGGCGAACGCATCTGAAACGTCTACTCGAAAAGAACTCGGCATTGCATCTCCGTCTAAAGTTGCCAAAAAACTTGGCGGATACTATTCCGAGGGATTTGCAGAGGGTATCCGTGATGGCTCTGGCGAAACCTCGGTTACCGCAGAACAAATGGCGCAGGACGTCATCCATGCGTCACAGCTGCCGGTCAGCCCGTACAACGAGATCGTCTATCCGGTGCAGCAGTCATGTGCGGCAGAATGGACACAGATGCAGGAAAATCCATCGGCGCAGGCTGGCGGCGACTGGGTCTTTCCGATCTACCTTGCTCCAAATACACACGTCTGGGACACCGCTATCATAAGCGCCAAAGACCGTGCAAACGCAATCAGCGGCGGCACAGAATTTTGACAGAAAGGGAGTGTACAAAATGCAGAAATGTGATCTGTATTATAACAGCCCGCTGCCGTCCGGCGAAGACAAACTGTATCTTGCTGTGATGGACTTGGTGCAAGTCGGTGATACGTCAACAGATGCTGAGCCGGATGTTGAGCGTGACCAGAACGAGGACGGCAGCTATACAACGTACATCCGGCAAAAAAACGCTGTAAGCGCAACGATACAGCTCGAAGGGACGTGCGACAGCATCGCCAAAGCGTCTGATGCTCTGAAAAGCGGTGAGATCTGTATCGGCGGCGCAATGCTTAACGGTGTGCCTCTTGACAATCTGCATGGCATCTATTGTTATGTTGACGGCAAGGCAACGCTGACGATTAATTCTCCGAAGTGCATTGCGGATATCGCAACACTGTCAATTCCCGTGATCGTGCGTGATATTGTAGAGCCGCCTGCGCAGTATGTTTCCATAAATGGCGTGCCGGGCGTGTATTTCGGGAACTCCAGCACATTAGGTGCCAGCGATCCAGAAAGCATCATTAAGCTTGCAGATTGCCGGTATATTGGCGGAGGGGAATATGTATGCGACCGCCCTATTGACGTTGGTCCGCAGTCTGGGCACGCAGAATGGGTGGCTGTGTTTTTATGCGGTGAAATCGAAACACAGGGTACACCATCACCGTCGTTCTGGCTGCGAAAAGCCGGCGAAGAAGAGTACACACGGCAGGCGTGGAAATTATCGAAAGAACTCGACCCGAAAAATTACTATGAAGTTCCCGTTGGAGAATACGAGGCAATGCTCAAGATCGACACGGCAGGATCAAACAGCCCGTTGAAACCATTTACGCTCTATTTCCACGGAAGGGGGTATACACTAAATGGCACTTGAAGAACACGCTGAGCTTGTGGTCAAAACCAAAAACGGCGAAAGCTACACGATTGCAGAATCAAGAATCGTAAAGGGCAGCTTAACTGCATCCAGTTCCTGCTCCAGCGGCGGCGGTATCCCTGCCGGCGCCTGCAATATTGGTACTGCGTCAGTTGCGTTCCGTGCGCCGTCCGGGCTGACATACAAGAAGTTATATCGTGCAACAGTTGAGATATACGCATGGTATCAGGGCTACAGCAAAGAACTGTACGGAACCTATAACGTATCATCTGCAGAAAACAACTACGGTGTGTATACGCTGTCATTGTCCGATAATATCAGCCTGCTGGATGAAAGCTGCTATGCTGCAAACGACACAGAAAACGCAGAAAACTGGCTGTACAGCCAGATGGCAGGACGTTGGAACGTGCCGTCTGTTATCCTCAATTATATCTGCAACGCTTACAACGTCCCGCACTACAATGCTGCGGAAAACGAAAAGTTTGTTCCGGATTCCGGCAACACTGCGCTGTCAACAGGTGTGTCCAGTGAGTGCAGCGTAGAATCGGTTAAGGATTTTGCCAATTACCTTGCGGAATATCTTGGATGCTTTATTGTTGCAGCTCCGGATGGGAGAGTGCGATTTTCCAGGTTGGGCGAACGGGAGTACAAAACCGAGCTGAACCAATCAAACATATCCCGTGGGACGCTGCAGAGATCGCCGTATTATGTGCATCCGTCTATCTGGAAAGTATCGTTTGACAGCGGCTACGGGTCAAGCTGGTATGTTTCTTCCGATCTTCCGGACGACGCAGCACCGCTGTCTATCAATATCACAAACAATCCGTTCTGGCAGGTGCAGGAAGACCGGGTCCCGGCAGATATCTACGGCGGAAAAGTCACACAGATGATAAAATATATGTGGGATTATCTGTACAATGCTGCCGTCAGAAAAGATGGGAACACTGTAGAATATATGATAAATCCATTCTCCTGTACCGTCCATGTGCCGTATCATTTCCGGATCGGCGATATTGTCACGGTAAGAGATTACGTCAACGGCGACGTGTTCCGGTCTTATCTGACCGATATTACATGGACATTCCGGGGCGGTCAGCAGATCTCCTGCGCCGGTGATGATACACGTACATTATCTGTCGGGACATCCAGAAGTGCTGCGAAAAAGTCAAACGACTACAGCAAGTATCTGTACCGCAAAAGCAAGACTGGCAGCAGCGGCGGCGATACAAACACGTACACAAAAGCAGAGATCGACGCAAAGGACGGCACGATACAGGTAGCAGCAGACAAAGCCCAGGAGACCGCAGACAGCGCCGTGTCCGTGAACAACACGCAGAACACGCAGATCGCCGCCCTGCAGAAGTCGGCGCACTCACACAGCAACAAGGACGTGCTGGACAAGACGGAGCAGCCGTATACCACGGCGGAACGGGATAAGCTGGCGGGGTTGGAGAATTATGTGCATCCGGCACATACTGCCTACAACAAGGGTATGTATAAGGTTGCAGTTGATGACGAGGGTCATGTGACTGAGGCTGAGACGATGACAAAAGAAGACATATACAATGCTGGGGGCGTAATCCAAAGCGAATTAACTTTCCAGGACTATATCGGTGATATTCCTCTAGCTTTTATGACCTTATTTTACGGTGGTGGACTCCGCAACATCGCAGAGATTGGGTTTGACCGTAGAGACGATGATGGCAAAAGAAATTTTAGTTTGAAACTCGGTGGGTGGCAAGATAAATCAACCGGTCGGTTGGACTTGGTAGATTATATAGGTTGCCAATATACCATAACACCAGATCCCAATAACTCCTATGGCACTCAGCATTATTACTATGTTTTGCCGGCGGGAAAAAGTGGGACAATAGCATTAACTTCGGACATTCCGGATATCTCTGAAAAGCAAGACAAACTGACCGCCGGTGCAAACATCACGATCAGCGGTAATACAATCAGCGCAAAAGACACGACCTATGGCAATGCGTCGGCTAGTGCTGCCGGGTTGATGAGTGCGGCGGACAAGAAGAAGTTGGATGGGATGGGCTTGTCTAAGTATCTGCCATTGGCTGGTGGGACGATGGCTGGCGACATCGATATGGCGACAAATCAAAAAGATATCTACATAGGGTCACATAAACAAACTAGCGACCATCCATCGGCGGTGGCTGGTGGTTCGTATGAAGTAGACAATGATGCAACAACTACCCTAAAAAACTATAGGTCGTTAGTCGGAACATTTCACAATACTAAAACTGGAAATTGGTTTAACATGATTTCCGTTCGGCATAGAAATGGCTATGGCGATGGTGGAAGCTACGGAATGTATATATATTCCGGATTGACATATGGTGGCAATCTGATCTGGAACAAGCAAACAGCGGCTAATACCTGGCAAGGCGAGCGGGTACTGTTGGATAGTGGGAATTATACAAGCTATGCCTCCGATAAAAACCACACGCATTCCGCTATAACAAACTGTTTTATGGATTTAGGAAGTGCTGGCGGTACTGTGAAATGGATACGGCTAGGAACTATCGTTTCGAACGCCGATGGTAGAACTATGGTTATCCGTGTGTGGTCTGGCGATGGTTTTAACGCTCGCACAAACCAGAATTCGTCATTTGAAATCCACATCAAGGACAGTTGGCAGTCAACGCCATCTGCCACAAACGCCTGTGCAGTCACAGTATATCGAATCAACTGCCCAAGCACTGTGACTGTCAAAGTTATACCAACAGATGCTTTGACGTATACAGTATGGGTGCATCCATCGCCGTGGACGTACTGGAATGGCAACTATGCCGTATACGGGTACTACAAAACATGGACGAGGCAGTATCTCATACAAGATGCAGAACCAGACGGGACAGCCGCCGCTATAGCTTACTACGACCAGGCATTCTTGACTAGCAACGTAGCCAGCGCTACCAAACTCGCCACCGCCCGAACCCTCACTGTCGGCAATACAGGTAAATCATTTAACGGCGCAGCTAACGTCTCATGGTCTCTGGACGAGATTGGAGTACTGGGAAGAACAACCAAAGGTAAGACGTATAAGCTTAACAATGTATCTTACAACGGCAGTGCTACGGATTATGTTTTCAACGACTACTCCGCAAATCAGGCAGGCGGCGGTGAATATATAACCGTAACTGGCTCTCAGAACATTGCTCTTGGTGGCAATTGTATATTCCTTGCCGGTTGGCGTAACACAGCACAAGGAAATCAATGTGTTGCAATGGGTCAGGATAACATTGTGGCTGGTACGGCTAATATCGCTCTCGGCTGCGGGAACCAAGTCACAGCAGATGCCCAGGGCGGCTTGGCTCTTGGGAATCTTAATACATGCAAAGCGAATGCGTCTCTAAGTGGTGGCTGGTATACAGAAGTTCAGAAATCGTCTAATCAATCGATTGGATATGGTAATCACGTGACAGTTGCAACGGCATCCTGCGCAGCATTCGGAGCTTACAACTCATATAACTACACTGGACCTTATCTAATCCTTGGAAATGGTACATCCTCTGCTCGTGCTAACGCTTTCCGTGCCGCTGCCGCTGGTGTGTACTCATCTGGTTCTTATCACAGTTCTGGTGCGGACTACGCAGAGTATTTCGAGTGGCTGGACGGAAATCTCAATAATGAGGACAGACGTGGGCGTTTTGTGAAACTGGACGGCGAAAAAATATTACTTGCTGAATCAGTTGAAGATGATATCCTTGGCGTAGTATCCGGCAATCCGTCCGTGATCGGCGACAGCTACGAAGATCAGTGGCGGGGGCAATACATGACGGATATCTACGGAGAGCCGCTGACTGAGGACTACACAGATGAGGACGGAACGACTCGTAAGGTCTGGGTACTCAATCCGGACTACAATCCGGACAAGCCGTATGTGCCACGCTCAGATCGGCAGGAATGGTCTGCTGTTGGTATGATGGGCAAGCTCATCGTCATTGATGACGGCACTTGCAAACCCAATGATTACTGTGTCCCGACAACGGGTGGTATTGCCACACGGTCTGAGGGACGGGTTGGCTATCGGGTACTATCCCGGATAGATGATACACACATCAAGGTACTGATTAAGGGGTGAGATTATGGACTGGACAGAAATTATTACCGCAGGCATCGCAGCGTTAGGCGCTGTAGGCGGCTCTGCACTCATGCAGAGTAAGGCGACCGCAGTATTGCAGGTCAAACTGGACGCACTCAGAAACGATGTAGACACGCTCTCCCGGCGTGTAGACAAGCACAACAATCTGATCGACCGCATGACAATTGCGGAATGCAAGATCAAGGAACTGGAAAGCGAGGTACAGAGAAATGAAAAATCGTGACTGGAAACAGTGGGCAAAGGCGGCGGCAGTCAGAGCCGTCAAAACAATGGCGCAGACAGCGGTTGCAGCGATTGGTGTAGCCGCAACCATGCAGGACATCAGCTGGGCAGTTGTCGGCAGCACTGCTCTGGTCGCTGGTATCCTGTCCGTGTTGACATCAATCGCAGGACTGCCGGAAGTGGGAGGAGAGTAATCATGACAATCACAAACAATTATCTGACGCACAACCGCCCGTACACCAAGAGAGCTAAGACCACGGCGATTGCGGTACACTGGGTGGGCAACCCCGGAACGTCGGCAATCAATAACCGGAACTATTTCCAGACTACCGACCGCTCCGTGTCCAGCAACTATATTGTAGGATTGCAGGGCGAGGTGATCTGCTGCATCCCGGATGCGGAAATGAGCTGGTGTACCAATCAGGCGAACAGCTACACGGTTTCCATCGAGACCTGTCACCCCGATTGGACCGGGGCGTTCGGCAGCCGGACCTATGCCAGTCTGGTGGAGCTGACGGGGCAGCTGTGCAAGAAGTACGGTCTGAATCCGCAGAAAGGCGGCGTTATCCGGCACTATGACGTGACAGGAAAGGTCTGCCCGAAGTGGTTCGTTCCGGCGAGCAAAGGCGGTTCGGACACGGCGGACGGGGCGCACTGGAAGAAATTCCTGTCGGACGTAGCTGCCGCTATGGGTATCGGAAACGCTGCGGTGTCTAAACCGGCATCCACAAACACACTGCGCTACGACTGGAAACAGGGACAGGCTGTGCGGCTGTACAAGACCAAGACGCAGCTGTTCTCTAGTGACACGGCGGCCAAGGCATCTGGCACGCTGCCTGCCGGAACATACTACATCTACGACGGCAAGCAGTGCAAGCTGGGACGCTTCCGAATCACAACACGCAAGGAGTACTGCGGCAAGACACCGGCAGGGAAGTATGTCACGGGGTATGTGAGCGTGGATAATTTTCGGGAAATTTGACGGCAAATAAAGTAAATAACAAGCAGAAAACCGGCGGTACAAAACAGGAAATCTCCTGCTGTACTGCCGGTTTTTTTGTTATTGACAATCGCAAGAAAATGTGATATACTATTTCTTGAAAATATTGGAGATAGCAAGCAATGACGGTGTAATGATTGTAAGTTCGCATTTTGTTGCACTGCCTCCACCATAACTGCACTTAACCTTTGATACAAAAGGTTAAGTGCTTTTTTTATATCCAAACAGAAAAAGTGCCGAAAATACGCTGGTTTTTGACAAATGCCTGTTCACGTAACGATTCAGTTCGTTGCGTGGACAGGCATTTTTTATTTTCCAGCCACGATTGCTAAAAAGCAATCGTTAAAATTTAAGAGCAATCGTTAAATTTTAGGCAGTAATCGTTAAAAGATTGTAGTTAGGGAGATTGAAACCATGAAAGAGCATCAGAAAGAAAGTGCGTTATACTTGTGCGACCCCAGTAAAAATGTGACTTGCCAAAAGAGCGTTTGCCAGTCACAGTGCGTACTTACAACAAAGGTGGAATATGCGAAAGCAGATGCCGATGGCAGTCCAATTATCGTTTACAAGAATCGAATGGAGGCTTTGAGCAGTATCCTCCCAAAAGAAAATGGAACTGCATCCCACGGGGTTTAACCCTCCCCGAATGCCATAGGTGATTACCTAACAACGCCCATCGGGAGCGTATCCCGACCCACTGCCCGTAAGGGAGAAAATACAACACCTGCTGACCTATCGGCAACACGGGGACGGTGTGGCAGCATCGTAGGCAATTACCTCCTAACTTTGCCTTTATACTAACAACGCTCGTCGGGAGCGTATCCCGACCCAAGCCTGTCAGAAATCTGTAGACCGTGGATGTAAAGCAACGGTGTCGGCTGACTTTAAAACCTTGCAATAGTGGCTTGCATGTTTCCACGACTAGATAAATCGTGCTTCCTGTTGCAGATGGCGATTGCAACACGCTTCTGAGTCGTTGAGCGTATCAGCGACATCCAACTTACTTTTCAGGATGAAAAGTAAAATAAATGTTAGGAGTGAATCACTATGGAGAACAACAAAAGGGTTATTGTGCGGGCTACAGAAAAGTATGAATTTTGCTGCTATCTTTCGGACATGGGAGTAGAGCGAATCTATACGGTACTCGCCGAAAATGAAAAGGATGCTCGTAAGCGGTTTCATGAGTTGCTGAATGGGGAACAAGTAGAATTACTCCAAATCAGAAAGGTGGATGAGGAAAGATGAAAGACGGAAATTACTATACCGTTTACGGCTGGATGATTAACCGGCTAAAGCTGAAAGGGACAACTTTACAGCTGTACGCAGTGATCTATGGCTTTTCCGAAAACGGTGAAAATGAATGCTCCGGCAGTCTTGCCTACCTTGCTGAAACGACTGGATGCACCAAGCAGACGGTTTTGAATGCCCTGAGCAAGCTTGAAAAACTGGGGTATATTTTGAAACGTCAGACAAGGGATGATGACGGTGGTTTGCGAAATCATTATCGGGTAAATTTAACCGCAATCGAACAGCGTGTTTCTCCACAAAAAGTGGAAAGAGGCTATGGAAAGAATGTTGAAACAAAGGCTGAAAGGCCTAAAAAATTTACCCAGCCGGTCAAAAAAACGGAATGCCCTCAGACAAAAAAGAGGAATGCCCCTAGTCAAAAAACCAGACCGTATAATACTACAAGAGAATCAATAGGGTTTGAATTATGTGAGGGGGACGCACGCTCGGAAAAGCAAACATTCGGTGATTTTCAGAATGTTCAGCTGACAGAGAACGAATATGCTCGACTGTCAGAACTGTATGGAACACAATTGCCGCAGACAATCAGCAGCTTATCCAGCTACATGGCATCGACTGGAAAGCACTACCGCAGCCATTATGCAACACTGTTTCGGTGGTGTCAGCAGGATATTCAGAAAGCAAAGAATCAAGGTCAGCAACACCACGGGTATCGAAATCCAGAACGAGCCAGTGAATGGCTATCGGAAAACCGAGAATTCTTAGAGAGCCTTGGCGGACTTTACTGAACCTTTGATAGAACAGGGAGTTGAGAGATATGAAATCAAAGAAACCAACACGCAGGCAAAAGATCATTATGTATCAGAAATTGCATCTTGATCCGAACGAGTGGTTTGTAGCGAGATGGAATTCGACTTCAGATTACATTACGCTTGTCAATCGATTCACTGGTGGAATCGTGCAGAAACTGAATCCGGAGCGTATATAATGGCGGATAAACGGTGCGAAATGTGTGGCAAGCCTCTGATTCATGTGAAAGCTGACCGCAGGTTTTGCGGTGCTTGTATGCGGATTCGGAGAAAGGCTTATGCCAAACAGTATCAAGAACTCAGAAAAGGAATGAATAAAAATGACAACGGAACAGATGCACGTGATTGCAAAAATAACGGATGCCAGAACTTTTGAAAGGCAGCTGGAGCAGACTGTTGAGGAGGCAGCAGAGTTCATTCAAGCAGCTCAGAAAATTAAACGGTATCCCGGAAATTCGTTGCAAATGAATCATCTCGTGGAGGAAACCGGCGATTTGCTGATTACCTTGGAGCAAATCCGGATTTACCTTGTCCGAGATGGCTATGGTGATGCACTGAACAGTATGATTGACTATAAGCTGAACCGGGAACTTGGCAGAATGGAACAGGAGCGTAAGGACAATGAAAGCAAGGCTTATCACAATCGGAGAAAGCGAAATCCGTCAAAGGGTTGAGGAAGAATATCAGAAAAAGAAAGATCAGATTTATGAATCGGTAATTCAAGATGTTCTTCCCCAGTTTATGTCCGTTTGTATGGTGGAACTCAATAAAGAGTTCGGATTTGGAGAAAAGCGACTGCGGTCTGTTTTGGATGGCGTAAAAGACCATTTTAAGCTAATGGACGGGGTCGGGATTTTGAACCATCAGTATTCTACGCTGGACTGTCTTACATACTTGCAAGAAAAGTATGGTATTGATTTGGATAAGGAACTGCTGTAATGGCAGAAAGGCGGTTACAACATGAATAGAATCTGTAGACAATGCGGTGCAGAAAAACCACTCTGGGAGTTTGTTGACCGCAGCAAACAAACTGGTGAACGGAGAAAAATTCATCGTGTTTGTGCAGCTTGCAGATCTGAACGTAGCAAAGAACGATACCAGCAGAGACGGAAAGAGGTGCTTTCCTACCAAAAACAGTATCGTGAGAAACTAAAACGTGAGAGAATTGAAACTCCCGTCAGCAGTGACCAAAAGGAAAGCTGTGGTTCCGTGGACGATGGATATGTTCGCTTGGCTGCGGAAATTCTGAGGAGTGAGTTCTCTGCTTATCGGAGAGCATTGGAAAAGTATGACGGAAGTCCGGAATCTATCGGTAGAATTCGGTCGATTGAGCGTGAAATTCTTACGCCGTACTACGCTGCATTGACGATGAATGCCATCGATTTGAAAAGGTACTGCAATGATTTGCGAAAAAAGTATGGCATATATGGAGGAATAGAAGATTGGGCTGGATAAGCGTGAGAGATTCCCTTCCAATCAATGAAAGGAGCAAAAATAATGAAGATTGAAAAAGAAACAAAGGTTGTCATTTTGCAAAATGGGAACGCAGTGATGGCTACACAGTATGTTAACGGCAAGAAAGTAAACGCAAGCATTGCAAGGTGCTGTCCGGAGGATGCTTTTGATTTTGCCTTTGGTGCAAAATTGGCTTTGGAACGGCTGCTTGATTGTATGGGTTCTGCACCGGAAACTGCTTTTGATTGGGACAAGTTTATTTCCGGTGACGTATGGGTACAGACGAACAGTTCCAACACTGATGCCTTTTTACAGGCTTGCGAAGAGCATCATTTGACAGATCGAACCGGAGATCGTCCGACAAAGTTGAATGTATTTCGTGACTTTAACAATGCAAGTGAGATTGAAAAAGCGTTGTATGGGATTTTCGGAATGATTCCGAAAGAAAATATCTGGTTTGCAACAAGAGATGGAAAATTGCGGTGGGGCAATGAGAAACCAACTGGAGAAATTTTTGAATGGGGACAGACAGAATGAACGATTGTGTAAACTGCAAATATGCAAACCAGTCCAAAAACACAAGAGTCATCCGGACACCTGCTGCGGTTATTACGCAGAAACAGGGTGGCATTGTTTGCGAGAATACAGGGCAGAAAACAATACAGATAACAGATGAGGGAATATGCTGTTCTGGTTTCTGTCAGAAAGAACTGAAAGGCGATGATTGAAAAATGCGTGCTATTTGTTTGAATTGTCAATTTTGTAAACAAGGAACAGCAGCGGAGCCGTGCAGGCGTTGTATAAATCTTTCGGGTAAGTATGACTGTTTCATCCCGTTAGAAAATACAGAAGAGAGTATTCCAATAGAGAAAGCACCAGACAATGTGAATCATCCGGTTCACTATCAAGGTAAGTATGAGTGTATTGACGAGATGATTGCTTTGTTTGGCATGGATGCTGTTCGCCATTTCTGTATGTGCAACGTATATAAATACCGTTTTCGTGCAAGTCGGAAAAATGGACCGGAAGATATAGAAAAGGCAGAGTGGTACATGGAAAAACTGATGGAGTTAAATCAGGAGGCAAGCGATGACGAAACGTGAAGCGGCTATCATTGAGCTCTATACGGGAATTTGTATGCTAACTGGTGATGACCGAAAATATGTATATGCCTATGCAAGAGAATTGATAGGAAGACCTATATTGACGCATGAGTTATCAGATGAAATGCTGAAAGAAAAAAGTAAGGCTGATTTCATAAAACTCTGC